GTAACTTATCTAGAATTATAGATTTTTATAATAATGTAAATGGAATAAAAGAAGATATATCAAGTTGGTCATTCTACTGATTCCAATTTTGATCATTATGGTATCTGGAGAATGGGACTTATTGATGATCAACAACCTGGATTTGATCAAGTTGGTAGTACTATTACCGTAAATTATCAAGATGCTGACGCACAAACAGCAGCTACTACAGACCCAACTTTACAGTTTAATGCTTCTGTAACTGTTGAAAGTGTTAATATTACCAATAGAGGTACTGGTTATTCACCATCAAGTCCTCCAAGTGCTACATTTAGTGGTGGTAATCCAGCAACTCCAGCTGCAGTTACTAATATTACTGTTATATTGGATAGTAGAAGATTTACTGCTGGTCAGTCAATTATTTCTAGTGCTGGTGGTCAAGCAGTTGTATTGGAAGATATTGGTAACGCTCTTTATGTTGGACCTACTTCAGGAATTGCTTTTGCTGCTGGTCAGACATTATTCCAAGGTGCAATTACTGCAGTAATACCTTCAAACGGTGTTGGTAATCCATTTGATTGGTATACAAATGTTGGTAATGCTCAGACTTTCCAAACAGCAAGAACAATTCAATCTTTAGTTGAAGGTGAAACATCATCTATTAACTTGATACCAAACCCTGAAACTGCAGTTCTTAACTCTTGGTATTTCACATACGGCACACCATATAATATTGCTGGCACTGCACCTGATGGATCAGAGACTGCAATTGCCTTTGATCCTAGTACCGATAACAATTATCATTATATTACTAGGTATTATACATTAACTGCATATGAAACTTTTGATTCAAGTGCTACTAAGTTTGATAGTGAAGGATTGACATGGGATGCTGGTCCTGTCGATGATGATTCTACACAGCAGTATACGATTTCTATGTTTGTGAAATCTGGTGGTACTTCTACAGTTAGAATGTATCTTCAGTTGATACCATATGGTAGTTATTCTCTAATTCAAGTTAATTTAGAAACAGGACAAGTTGAAGGAACATTCTTGACCAATACTGGACCTAATGTTTTATCACTGGATGATGCTGGTGCTATTCCTTATGGAAATGGGTGGTATAGAATTTATATTACTGGAAGTTTTGGTTATGGATTTACTGGAATAAACAAATCTGTATTCTGTATTAGTGATGCTGGATTGATGGCTTATCCAGGTCAAGCAGGTACTAGTGATATGATTCTAGTTTGGGGATCCAAAATTAATAAAGGTGGATTAGATGCATATACTGCAGTTGCTGGTGAAGTATTCTACTCTAATATAGAATATAATATCAAGAAGTATTCTTTAGAATTACTTGAACAGTATAGTGAGTTGGCACTAGCTGGCACTTTACAATCACCTGCACCGTCTTCCAACTTCGTTAGATATTTTGATAGTTCAATAGGATCTGATTACAATGTAGATTCTATACAAAGAATTATTAGAGAAAATCTCAAGATGATTCAAAGTCAGTTACTTGATACTGATCATTATTTGACAGTTGATGTAAATAGTGGAATTAAAATTCCTACTAAGAAATTTGGATCCAGAACAATTCCAATACCTCTAGGTGGTGGTATTGAAGGTGCTGATTTCTTATATGGTGCAATTAGTAACAGTAGTGCAGAAGTTAAAACTGTTACTACTAATGAAGGTCTAGTTGTACAAGATTATAAGAGATTTAGAGTTTATGAGCAAATTACTGATGGTCCATTCCAGATGAATGAGACTATTAAGAAACAGGGTGATCCTACTTGCCGTGGTGTTGTTTATGGATTCCATGAAGATGAAAACTATAAGTATGTTGATATTAGAGTTACTGGTGGTACATTTGCTCTACTTGATATTATAGTTGGTGATCAAAATAGCACAACATTCCAAATTGGTAATATAGAAAATCGTATCCAAGTTATTGATGTTAAAGGTGATTTTGAAGCGAATTCCGTATTCAGAGGATACACTTCAGAATCTACTGCTGCAACAGAAACATTCTTAAGGAATGATGCTGCTGTATTGACTAATACTGGAGGAAAACTTGTAGTTGATACTGAAACTTTAAATGGTGCATTTGAAAGAACTTCTGTAGTTTATGCAGAGAATTCTAGATTGTATGTTGAAGTGCAGAAATTTGCTGGACTTGATATAGATGTTGGTGACAGAGTTGTTGCTGATGGTTATCTTAAAATTGGCGTTTCAATTTTGAATAATGAGGATGGATTTAGTGTCGGGGATTATCTTTGGAAGATTACTAATGGTGTCCAAGATATTAACAATTATGGAATTATTAATAAGGTTGATGGCACAACTATACATGTCGTACCTGTAGCTGGTAATTTTGTAATTAGTGATATTGTAGCACAATATAACAGTGCAAATATTCGTGTTGGATATGGACAAGTAAATACTAGAATCGCATATACTGGTGCTGCAGCTGCGGTTGTTCAATCTATTGAAAATGTTGGACTTAATAAGAGACTTTATCTAAGTGATGTTCTTGGAACATGGGCAGATACAGATTCATTAAGATCTGTTGATGGATATAAATCTGCAATTATAGTTAAACAGGATCTAAAAGCAAGGATAAACAGATCCTTCAGAGGATTTGATGGATCACAAACTATATTTGATCTTACTATAAACAATGGTACTCAATACTTCCCTGATACTGAAGGGCATATGCTCATCTTTATTAACGGTATTTTACAACCTCCAGGTGCAACAAATGCTTATACAGCATTCTCTGATAAGATCCAATTCACTGAGCCACCATCATTAGGATCATCATTCACAGGATTCTACGTTGGTAAGTTAAGACAGTTGGATGATATCTCCTTCGAGTTTGACTCTTTACGTCAGTCATTCAACCTCAAGCGTAATGATGTATTCTACTCACTAACGCTAACAGAAGGTGTCCAATCTTCTACAATACGTCCAGAAAACAATATTATCGTTTCGCTCAACGGTGTTGTGCAAGAACCTGGCGTTGGTTTTGAATTGGTTGGATCTAGAATTATCTTTACAGAAATTCCTCGTGTGGGATCAACTTTCGTAGCATTCTCCTTCGTTGGATCTGAAGCAGACGTTGACGCTGCAGAAGTTGTACCACCAATTGAACCAACTGACTTTATCAGAATTGGTGGAGAAATCAGTGATCGTGAAGTTGCTGTTATTGAATCTTCAAACTCCTTGGTAACATTCGATTATCTTGGTGCTGTATTTGGAAAAGATGCACGTGCTTCAACTTCTATAACTAAAGGATCTATTCGTGATGTTAGTGTCACCTCACCTGGTTCTGGTTACACATCCAGACCTGTTGTTAGGGTTGACTCCATTAGTGGATTTGACGCAAACATTAAAGCACTGGTTGGTGTTGGTGGTATCGTTGTTAACAATGGTGGTACTGGATATCAAAATCCAGAGATTGCTGTTGAAACATCAGTACCTGATGATTGGACTGCACCAGATCTAAGTCAGTATGGTGAAGAAGTCATAGATCCAGAAATCGTTTAACCTCATAAATAACTAAAAACATATTGCCTTATGGCCAAGCAAGTAATAGGAATAGGTTCTACCGCAGGAGATAATACTGGAGATACTCTCCGTGTTGGCGGTGACAAAATAAATGACAACTTTACAGAATTGTATAGTGCCATAGGAAATGGTGTTGCTACTCAGGTTAGTGTGACTAATGCTGGTACAGGGCAAGTATTACGTTATGATGGATCAGGATTTGTTGCATCTGATTATAGTGCTCTTACATCATCCCTAGATGTAAATAACAATTCAATTATTTCATCTGGTAATGGCAATATTGTAATTGCACCAAATGGTACTGGTAATCTTCAATTAACAGTTGGTGGAATTACATCTACATTTCTTGGAGTAAATGGTGCAATTGATATCCCTGCTCTTTTAAGACATAAAGGTGAATATACTTCATTAGCTGCATCTCCTGTTCCTGCAGATTTTCCAGGATACTTTTTCACTGTTAATGGTGATGATAATCCATATGTAAACATTAATATTACAACAGGTGGTGTTGGTAATACGAGAGCAAAACTTTTAACAGAATATGCTAGTATTGATGCTTTGGCAGATGTAGATACAACTACTGCTGCTCCTACAGCAAACCAAGTTCTTAAATGGAATGCTACAGATAGTAAGTGGATACCTGCTCCAGATGATGCTGGTTTATCAAATGTTAACTTATTTGCTACAGTTGCTGGTGACACAGGATCTACAACTGCTGATAGTTCTTCAGATACATTAACTGTTACTGGAGGTAATGATATTGTTACTAGTGTTGTTGGAGATACATTAACAATTGACTTTAATGGTAGTCCTATTACAACCTTTGCAGGTTTAACAGATACTAATACTGCTGGTCTTGCTCAGGGTAATTCATTATTTTATGATGGTCTTAGTTGGGTAAGAACTTCAAGTCCAATTATTTGGTGGGATTTAGGATCTGATGGATCTTCTCACTTTACTTTTGCTGGACCTGGATTTGCTAGTGCAACTAATGATCCCGATATATTTCTTTATAGAGGGTTTACTTATGCATTTGATAATAGTGTAAATGGTGGTAACCATCCATTTAGAATACAGACCTCACAAGGTTTACAGGGAGCACCATATACAGATGGTCAAACTGGTAGTGGAAGCAATATATTATATTTTACCGTCCCTATGGACGCACCAAACGTTCTATATTACCAATGCACAATTCATGCGTTGATGAATGGTGTTATTAACATTGTCTCATAATTAAATGGCAAGAACAGTACCTGGATCTGGAGCAGTAATTGAGCCTCTATTCAATAAAGTGATTGAAGATCGACTGACTAAATGCATCGATAATTATCCAGACTTTCCCAAAAAAGGGATATTGTTTAAAGATTTACTTCCCATTACACAGGACGCAGATCTT